AAAGAACTCCAGTTTATGAGGTGTTCGAGCGACAAGTTGAGAGCCACGGAGACGGCACTGGCGAGTTTATATGGCCTAGGCATCGTCGTAAAGATGGTAAATGGTTTGGATTCAACGCCGAAATCCTTTCTAAGAAACGAGCCAAGTACCTAGAGAAGACACAGTTTAGAGCACAGTATTACAATGACCCTAACGACCCAGATGGTTCTGGTATTAAGTCTGATTACTTTCAGTATTATAAGAGAGAGTTTCTAACTCGTACAGAGGGTAATTGGTACTACAAGAACAATAAGTTGAATGTGTTCGCAGCGATTGACTTTGCGTATTCTACCCTCAAGTCGGCAGATTATACTGCTATAGTGGTGGTGGGGTTAGACTCTAAAGGACATGTGTATGTGTTGGATATCATTAGGTTTAGAACCGAGTCGATATCTGAATACTTTAAACACATCCTCGATGCTCACGTTAAGTGGGACTTTAGGAAACTAAGAGCAGAGGTTAACGCAGGGCAGAAGGCCATCGTTAAAGAACTCAAAGATAACTACATTCGTTCGCATGGTTTAGCGTTGAGTGTGGATGAACACAGACCGAACCGTCATATGGGAAGTAAAGACGAGCGCATCGCCGCCACCTTGATTCCTAAGTACGAGAACTTGAGCGTGTGGCATTACCTTGATGGTAACTGTCAGATTCTTGAAGATGAGTTGGTACTAGAGAAACCTGCACATGACGATGTGAAAGATGCATTGGCATCTGTACTCGACATTGCAGTACCACCCTCGTCCATGTCTCGTCGGAGAAGTGTGATGAGTAATAAGATAATTAATGCCGGTAATAGATTCGGCGGAGTAACAGGCTAGAATGACAACTACTACACTAGACATTGATACTATCATCCAACCGGACGATATCGCTACGTCGATTACAGATACGTGGAGTGAGTGGTACTACGCCATGCAACCCTTCCGTAACGAGCTGAGTGAGATTCGTAACTACGTGTTCGCTACAGATACTAACACTACGTCTAACGCAGTGCTTCCTTGGAAGAACAAGACCACAGTCCCTAAGCTGTGTCAGATTCGTGAGAACCTTCATGCTAACTATATGGCTGCACTGTTCCCATCTGACGACTGGCTTACTTGGGAGGGTGGTGACTCTGAGGCTGAGAGCGTTGACAAACGTGCAGTGATTGAATCGTATACACGCAGCAAGCTAGACCAAGTGGACTTCCAATCCTTTGCTTCTAACCTCTTGTACGACTGGATTGATAATGGCAACGTGTTCTCTACAGTTGAGTACCTTGAAGAGACTTGGGAAGATGAGACCACTGGTGAGATTGTTAAAGGATACGTGGGTGCAAACCCTGTACGTATCAGCCCTAACGACATCGTGTTCAACCCCACTGCCTCTAGCTTCAAAGAGACTCCTAAGATTATCCGTTCATTGAAACGTCTAGGTGAGATTAAGAGTCTGGTAGAGACCAACCCTGCTGATGAAGAAGCTCAAGAGCTTTATGATTATGCGATACAACGTGCCTTCAACACCCGTAAGCAAGTAGGTGCGTTCACACCAGAAGACCAGAGTAAGATGGAAGCATACCAACTCGATGGCTTCGGTAATTTATATCAATACTATACTTCTAATCTTGTGGAAGTGTTGCAGTTCTTCGGTGACTTCTACGACATGAAGGCTGACAAGCTATACAAGAATGTAGTGATAACCGTCCTTGACAGGTCGTATGTGTTATCTATTAAAACAAACCCAAGCTGGTTGCGTGAGACTATCATCCACACCCCTTGGAGACAACGCCCAGACAACCTGTGGGGTATGTCGCCTCTAGCCAACCTAGTTGGTATGCAGTATCGTATTGACCATCTTGAGAACCTTCGTGCCGATGTATTCGATATGATTGCGTTCCCGATGATAAAGGTTCGAGGGTACGTGGAGGACTTTGACTACGCCCCCGCTGAACGTATCTATGTAGGGGATGAAGGGGATGTTGACTTTCTACATCCTGACACTACTGCCTTGAACGCTGACTTCCAAATCCAGAACCTTGAAGACAAGATGGAGGAGATGGCTGGAGCGCCTAAGCAATCAATGGGGCTACGTACCGCCGGTGAGAAGACTGCCTTTGAAGTACAAGTACTTGAGAACGGTGCTAACCGTATCTTCCTTAACAAGGCTATGTTGTTTGAGAAAGACCATATCCGCCGCTCAGTAAACATGTTCCTTGAAGTAGGCCGCCGCAACCTATCGGAGTCAGACCTAGTTAGGACTCTGGATTCAGACGTTGATGTGGTTACCTTCAAGAGTGTCACACGTGAGGACATCACTGCCAAAGGTAAGCTAGTACCTAAAGGCGCAAGTCAATTCGCCCGTAAGGCAAACATTGTACAGAATATTAGCACACTACTCGCCAGCCCAGTCGGTCAAGACCCAGCAGTTAGTGTGCATATCAGTGGTTTGAAAACCGCTAGACTAATGGAAGACTTACTAGACCTAGAGAAGTTTGGTTTGGTTAGTGAGAACATTAGGATTCAAGAACAGGCCGATACAGAACGGTTAACACGAGTGGTGTCTGAACAGCTAGATGTCGAGCAATCTAATCCAATAGGAGTAACAGATGACACAGCGCCAGAAGAAGCTACCGAGCAGCTGGTTCCAACACTGTAAGACACCAGACGACAAAGTAAAACTACAAGAGGCCGTGGGTAACAGCAAATACTGCCTAGACCTTTTAGTTGAGATTCTTAATAAAGAGTTGAAACAACTACAGAAAACAGGTAAAGAGGACTATCACAGCCCCAGCTGGTCTCATTACCAAGCAGATAAGAATGGATATGTACGTGCGATTAACAATTTTAAAACACTACTAGGAGAAACTAATGACTAATGAAATCACGAATCAAGACGTAACACAGACCACAGGTGACGTATTCGATTCACAAGGCTCTAAACCCGCAGCTGAGGCGACAACCCCAGCAGTAGTAACAGAGCAACATGCCTCGTCTAAGACAGACGCTGCTATCGCTGAACTAGTCGGTGATGGTAAACAATTCAAGTCTGTTGAGGAAATGGTAAAGAGCTTCGCTCACAAAGAGGAACACATTAAGACCCTCGAAAGTGAGAATGAAGGCCTCCGTACCGATAAAGAAGCCACGCGTAAGGCTGAGGACATGTTTGATAGTATTGTAGCAAAGAAGCAAGAAGGGGCGACAACCTCCGAAGGTATCTCTACAGAACAAATCGCGCTGCTCGTTGAAGAAACAATCACACGTAATGAACTACATAAGACTGCGACTCAGAACATTCAAGAGTCAAACGCTGTTCTAGTGGATAAGTTTGGAACCTTGGCGAAAGCCACGGAAGCCACACTTGCTAAAGCTGCTGAACTCGGTCTCTCTGTAGATTTCTTGAAGGATACGGCGGCCAAAAGCCCAACTGCATTCTTGAAGGTTATGGGTGTGGATACAACCCAACAAGCTAACAACGGGGTAGGTGTAAGTAAAACCGATATTAATACTCAAGGTTTCAAGATACAAGGTACTGTTGAGGTAGGCACAAAAGCCTATTACGACAAGCTGCGTAAGGAGAAACCATCGGAATACTTCTCAGCTACCATTCAGCAACAAATCATGGAAAATGCCAAGAAGGGTGTTTACAAGGTTTAACAACTAAAGGAGAAACCATATGACTGGTTTTACTTCTATCTCACCGGACAGCCTTACAAGGTTACAAGTCTGGAGTACTGAGGTTAAGGACGTTGTACTTGATGAGCTTCAAGCTACTAAATACGTTCGGATGTTGACAGATTTCCCTGACGGGGACACTATCAATATTCCTTCTGTTGGACAAATGCTTATTAATAACGTTGTTGAAGATGAGTCGATTAAGTTCACTGCTATGGACACTGGTAACTTCCAGTTCACTATCAGCGAATACATCTCATCTGCAACATACATTACAGATAAGCAGAAGCAAGATACATTCTACTTGAATGAGCTTACTTCCTCGTTTGTTCCAAAACAAGCTCGCGCCATTATGACTCACTTTGAGACTAATGTAATGGCATTGGCGAACTCACAAACCCTAAACGATTCGAACACCATCAATGGTGCTGCCCATCGCTTTGTGGCTAGTGGTACTAACGAAGTTATTACGGTAGCTGACTTTGCTAAGGCTAAATTTGCCCTTAAGAAAGCCAACATGCCGATGACCAACTTGGTTGCAATCGTTGACCCCTCAGTAGAGTTTACTCTGGGTACACTGGCGCAATTGACGAACGTCTCGAATAACCCTCGTTGGGAAGGTATTGTTGCCTCCGGTATCGGAAGCGACATGCAGTTCTTGGTTAACATTCATGGCTTTGACGTTTACACTAGCAACTATCTTGCTGATGCAAACGAAACTATCGGCGGTGTCACAACTGCTGCTGGTAAAGCCAACATGTTCTTCTCGGCTGCACCTGATGTTCTGCCTTTCGTTGGCGCTTGGAGACAAATGCCTACTGTTGAAGCAAACCGCAACACTCATTATCTGCGTGATGAATTTATTACCACAGCCCGCTATGGTACTAAGCTCTTCCGCCCAGAGAACCTTGTTGTAATCTTGTCTGATACAGACCAAGTTTAACCTAAAGGAGATTATATTATGTCATGGAACAATGATGACGGCCTTGTGGTTCTTTTTGGAGACGAACAAGGAGCGGTAACCCCCGCTGGTAGCCCTGCACAAGCAGGTGAGTATAAGACGATTGTGTATGATTTTACATCTGCCGATCTTCCTGCTCACACTGTGACCGCAGACACTATCCTTGGTGGTTATGCTAACGTTGCTATTCCAGCTGGAGCATTCCTCGCGAGTGCAACACTGGAAGTGACCACTGCTTTTGCAGGGGCTACAGGAACGTTGACAATTGGTACAGTGACTCAGGCTGCTGTTACTATTGACTCTGACGGTATTGATGCTGCTATCGCCGTAACTGCTATTGACGCAGT